GGAGTTACAAGCGAAGCAGAAAGAGCTTTAGCAAGTTTGACAGAACAAGCGGATAAGTCTTTAGCTATGAATAAAAAGTTTTTAGCTGAAGAGGGAGATTTAGTCAATAAATATACAAAGGCTAAGATAGACGCTAAGAATGCTTATAACGAAGCGATAAAAGAAGAGGGGGCAAATCAAAAGAAACTTGCCGAGAGATTGAATCGAGAGTTATTAGCCATTGATAAAATGCATAATGAAGATTTAGCCAAAGAGAGACAAAGCAAACAGGATAAGATTGATGAAGAAAATAAAAACTTATCAGAAAAAGAAAAAGCACGTTTAGAAAAACAAAGAGCCGATAAAGAAAAAGCCGATGCGGATGCTGATAAAAAAGCAGAAGAAAAAATAAAATCAGATGCTGAAAAGGCTATTGCTTTAGATGAGGAAATTAAACAAGCTCAACTTGATATAGAAGAATTTAGCATTAAGAAAGCAGAAGAAAAAACCGAAAGAGAAGATGCTGAGTCTGCAAACAGAATAGCGAGAATAATTTACGAAAGCGACGAAGAGAAAAGACTTGCAGACGAAAAAATAAACTTAGAAAATCAGGTAAAGGACGCAAAATTAGACATAGCAAATCAAACACTTTCTTTGATTGGTACTTTTGCAAAAAAAGGTAGCAAGTTAGCCAAAGGCGTGGCAGTTGCTCAGGCTACAATGTCAACCTATCAAGGTATTACGAACGCATTTAGTGCGCCTTCAACAGTACCAGAACCATTTGGAATGGCTTTAAGAATTGCAAATGCGTCTGTAATCGGAGCGTCTGGATTTGCAAATGTTAAAAACATAATGTCTACTAATGAATCAGGAACAGGAGGGGGCGGTCAATCAAGTGGCGCGCCATCCGTAAGCGCACCATCTTTCAACTTAGTACAAGGAACGGGAACAAATCAAATAGCGCAAGGATTATCACAACAAGGCGCACCGATTAAAGCGTATGTTGTGAGTTCAGACGTAAGCACTTCACAAAGTTTAGATAGGAATATAGTAAGTGAAGCGTCACTTGGTTAGCAAAAATATAACAATAGTAACATAATTTAGTTTAATTATAAATAATAAAAATATGAAAGTAGAAGAAATAAAATTAGCGTTTGAAACGAATGTGCAATTAACATTAATTGACGATGTAAACAACGCTTTTGCAAAAGGTTTGTCTTTATCGGATGTAAGTAAAGCTTTGATTAATGCACAAACAAATGTAAAAAGCGCAATTGGAATGTATGAAACTGCTTTGAAGTTTGCCGAAAAAGGAACGGTATCTGCTAAAGAATTAGGGGCAACCGACACAGTTTCATTATTAGCTAAAAAATCTGATATGATTAGTGGGGCAAAAAAATCAGCAGAATCGGTTTTATCGAGCATCGGTTCGGCTTTAAGTAATATTTAATTATGAAAACCTACCAAGCAAAATACAATCCACTTACAAATAAAGGAGTTTATGGAATTTCTTTAGTTGAGAATCCAGCAATGGAGGGGTTATTTGTGGCTTTGTCTAAAGATGAAAAAGTAGAGTTTAAGACTGTAGACGAAGAACAACGTATATTAATGGGTTTGGTTTTAGAACCTAATAAACCAATATATAGGAATCAAAACGGTGAGGAGTTTAATATAGTTTTCAACGAGCAAACTATCAAAGAATTATCATACGGTTTTTTTAAAAACAATTCTCATTCTAACTCAACTATTGAACATTCATTAGACAAAAAAATACAAGGAGTTACATTTACTGAAAGTTGGATAGTTGAAAATCCAACTAATGACAAAAGTAATAACTTCGGTTTTAGTTATCCTAAAGGGTCATGGGTTGCTGTTATGAAAGTTGATAGCGAAGAAGTTTGGAATGATTATGTTAAGACTGGCAAAGTACAAGGTTTTAGTATTGATGCGATGCTTAGTTTAGAAGAAGTAAATTTAAAATCAAATATAAATATGAGTGAACAAGCAAAAACAAACTCTTTGTTAGAGAAGATTTTACTTGCTTTCAGTCCTGCAAAAACCGAGATAAAACTTGGCTCAATGATGCTTGCGGATGGAAGTGTTAAGATTGAATATGAAGGCGAAGAAATGAAAGCGGGTGATGCTATTTGGGTAGCCGCAGACGACGGCACGAAAGTACCCGTACCCGTTGGAGAACATCCAATGGAGGATGGAAGTATTTGTGTTGTAGAGGTTGAAGGAATCTGTAAGGAAATGAAATCAGCAGAACCGTCAGCAGAACCGAATGCACCAGCACCAGCGCAAGATTTAGCAAACGATGGAGACGGTAAGGTTTCAAACGATGCTAAAATTGCAAGTGAAATTGAAAGTGCTATTAAATCAATTTTGATTAAATATAGCGAGCAATCTAAACAGATTGAAGATTTACAAAGTCAATTAACTGAATTGTCAAAACAACCAGCGAGCAAGCCAATTAATGGTACGCCTGTTCAAATTGACTTTTCAAAAATGACAAAACAAGAGAGAATCGCATTTACATTAAATAAAAACAAGAACTAAATATGGCTACTACAGTAACAGTAACATCTAACTACGCAGGTAAAGAGGCAGGCGAAATTGTTGGACAAGCATTTAAGGAAGCGGACACTATCTCAAAAGGATTTGTTACCGTATTTCCTAACGTAAATTATAAACTGAACTTGCGAAAAATCGCAATGACAGGAGGTAAAAGAGAATACACTTGCGGACACGTTCCAGCTGGTGCAATTACTTTGTCTGAAAAAGTTTTAGAACCTAAGAAATTTAAAGATGATTTCGAGGTTTGTAAAGAAGATTTCAGAGCGCAATGGAGTGAGGAGTCTATGGGTGCTTCAGCTCATAACGATAGCGCACCAAAAGATATAATGGACGCGATCTTAGTTGAAAAATTAGGGCAGACTGCCGAAGAATTAGACGATAACATCTGGAATGGTGACGCTACAAATGCAGACGAATTTGATGGTTTCCTTAAACAATTCTTAGCTGATGCAACGGTTATTGATGTTGATTTAGACGCTATTACAGAGGCAAATGTTGAGGCTCAATTAAAACTTGCTTTAGGTTCAATCCCTGTAGATATCAGAAGAAAATCTTTGAAAATTGGAGTTTCGCCTGATGTTTATATGTTTTACGGATTTTGGCTTGCTTCTAAAGGAGTAGCTAATGGATTGGGTGGAGACGCGAACACAGCACCTAAATTTGGTAAATATACAATCGAAGAAATTAACGGATTACCAACTTCAACTATTGTAATTGCCGAGCCTAAAAACTTAATCTTCGCTACTGGATTGCTTGCAGACCACAACGAGGTAAGAATGATTGACCAAGACGATACTTTACTTAACGGTAAAATTATCGGTACAATGGTTTATAATGCAGGTGTTGGGTATTACAACGGTGCTGAGATTGTTTGGGCAAGACCTATCGCATAGTTAAAAATAAATAAGTAACAAGGGCGGTTTAGTTATCGCCCTTAATTTAAACATATACATTATGCCATGTGATATTACAGCAGGACGTGATAAGGCTTGTAAACAAGGTTTAGGGGGGTTAGGTAAACTATATCTTTTTAACTTTGTAGAAAATCCTTTTACAGTTACGGCAGGGGTTGCAACAGCGATTAACCCACTCCTTACAACAGTATTTGAGTATGAACTTGAAGGAGACGGAAACAATGTAGCTGAGTCTTTAGTGTCTGACAGAAATTCAGGTACATCACTAAACACTCAAACGCTTACAGTTGTTTTAAAGAAAATCGATGCGGTTACTTCGGCAGAAATGAACCTATTAGCTTATGGATTCCCTATGGCGGTCGTAAAAGATAGAAATGGAATTTTCCACGCTATCGGAACAGATGACGGAATAGACTTTACGGTAGTTCAATCTACTGGAGGAGCAAAAGGAGATTTAAACGGATACACTCTTACAGGAGTTTCTACTACAGGCGCTTTGTCTCCTAAGTTAGACGCCACAACCGTGACAGCATTTTTAGCCTTGTTGCCGTAACTGTATTTTTTAATTTAGTATTTTTTCATTTTTTTTAGTTTTAATTAAACCTCTTTCGTAACAAAAAGAGGTTTTTTTTGTTTTTAATTATATGAAAGTAGTAAATCCAAACGATACAGAGCATTTAATCGCAATTATACCACGTTATTATACTGATGGGGTTTTAGATTTATATTTATATAATGAAACCACGCAAATAGAAACGTTAGTAACGCCTATTTATGTAACTCAAAACGGTATATTGACTCTTACTTTTACTTTTACATTTAATGAAAATGATAAATATCAGGTAAAAATAACCGATGCAAATGGGATAATTTACAGAGATAAAATATTTGCAACATCACAAGATACGCAAAATTTCAAAGCAACAAACGAACTATACTTTTATGAGTAACGATATAAGATTATTACAATTAAGCAACTATGTGCGACCTAAATTAGAAGAAAATAAATCTAAAAATTGGGTGTTAAATGGCAAACAAAATTCATTTTATCAATACGTTATTGATAGGTTTAACGGTTCGCCAACTAATAGCGCAATTATAGACTCTTACTGTAATTTAATTTACGGTAATGGTTTGCGTTCTAAAAATACAAACACAAGTGC